CTCCTGTTGAAAAGATGGAATTAAGGTCACTAGATAGTTTTCCTTACAACCAACGACTAGACAAGTATTTTGATGAAAAAAAGGCACAATATAAAAGATTGAGAGGAATTGATATGGATATGGATAGTGAAGAAATACCAAAAGAATACACTCTAACAGTAGGTGACACTGAAAATTGGGACGATAACTCTATTGGAAAATCGTTTAATCCTGACTTTGACGACGAGACCAACTAAGTATATTTGACACTTACAATAAATAATTATAATATTAGACCCAACCCGAATAGAGTTGGGTTTTTATTTATACAAGCATCTTTACTTTAATAAAATTGTTTTGTATATTTAATGAGTAAAAAAATATTAATTAACTAGTTAAAAAAAAATTAAAAATGAGTAACGTATTAGATTCAATTCTTAAACAGTATGAGTCCAACAAGTCTGGAACAGGGACCGAAAAAAAGAAAACAGACCTTAGAAAGTATTTCGCACCTTTTTTACCAAAAGGAGAAACAAGCGGAGAAAGAACAGTAAGAATTTTACCTCCTGAAGATGGAGCTTCACCATTTACCGAAGCTTGGTTTCATGAGGTACAAATTGATGGTAAGTGGCAAAAACTTTACGATCCAGGTAAGAATGACAATGAAAGAAGTCCTATTACCGAAGTAAATGAGGCGTTATTAATGACAGGAGACGCAGAAGATAAAGTATTGGCTAGGCAGTATAGACCAAGAAAGTTTTATGTAGTGAGAGTTATCGATAGAGATAATGAAGCAGACGGAGTAAAGTTTTGGAGATTCAAACACAACTTCAAAGGAGATGGTATTATGGATAAATTAATTCCTTTATTTCAAAAGAAAGGAGATATTACCAACCCAAGAGAAGGAAGAGATATTAACCTTATCCTTAAAGCTGTTAAATTACCAAGTGGTAATGGTACCTACACAACAGTATCTACAATTATGGCTGAAGACCCTTCTATGTTAACAACAGATGCAGAGAAAGCTAAACTTTGGATGGCGAATAAAGAAACATATAAAGATGTGTATGTAAGAAAAGATGTAGAGTTTCTTGAAAAAGTGGCGAAAGGTGAAAATCCTTATGAAAGAAAAGAAGAAAGTAGTTCTCCAGTACAAAAGACCTCGGTCAGTGATACTACTTTGTCAGAACTTGACAAAGGAAGTGAGATTAACATGGATGATATGCCATTTTAATAACTATAGATATGGCGAAATCAATAAAGAAAAAAACATTCTCATTAGAGGACTTACAAGGAAAGTATAGTACAAAGGCAAAATACAAAGAAGATAGTTTCTTTGATGTTGGTGAAGCATTTTACAAAGCTTGTGGTATACCAGGACCTGCAGAAGGACATATAAATGTATTTTTAGGACATTCTGACACTGGAAAAACCACAGCTTTAGTAAAAGCTGCGGTGGATGCCCAAAGAAAAGGTAAATTACCTGTGTTTATAATCACAGAACAAAAATGGGATTTTGAACATGCTAAACTAATGGGTTTTGAATGTGACTTAAACGATAATGGTGAATGGAGTGGTACTTTTTTATTTAATGATGGTTTTTCTTATATTGAACAAATCACCGATTACATAAATGAGTTAATAGATGAACAACAAAAAGGTAACATTCCTTATGATTTGGTTTTCTTTTGGGATTCTGTTGGTTCAGTACCTTGTAAAATGACTTTTGAAGGTAAAGGTGGAAAAATGCATAACGCAAGTACCTTAGCCGATAAGATAGGAATGGGTATTAATCAAAGAATCACGGGATCAAGAAAGGAGAGTTCAAAATTTACGAATACTCTAATAATTGTTAACCAACCATGGGTTGAATTACCAGATAATCCTTTTAGTCAACCAAGAATTAAGATGAAAGGAGGGGAGGCTATATTCCTTAATTCGACACTCGTATTCTTATTTGGTAATCAGAAGAATAGTGGAACATCAAAAATTAACGCCACTAAAAATGGTAGAAAAGTGGCTTTTGCGACACGAACAAAAGTATCGATACTCAAAAATCATGTTAATGGTATTGGTTTTTCCGATGGAAGGGTAATTGTAACCCCACACAATTTCATAAGTGATGATGCTAATGAAATTAAAAAATACAAAGAATCACACTCAAGTTATTGGGTTGAACAATTTGAAAAAGCTGGTGAAAAAATAGACGATGGCTTTGATTTGATAGAAGAAAATGTTTAATCCTTTAATTACAATGAGTTGAGACGTAGAAATAATCAGAAAAATCTTGAAACCCTTGTAGTAGATGGAGATGCTCTTCTAAAAAGATCATTCTTTGGAGCTAAAAATGTTTTTAATGAAAAAAAAGAACATATAGGTGGACTATATCAATTTATCAACATCCTTAGAAAAACTTTATCAGAGAAGTATTATAATAAAGTTGTTGTTTTTTGGGATGGGGTAAATGGTAATTTAGCCCGACGTAAGATATATCCAAATTATAAAACTAATAGAAAAAAGAGTAGTAATTATGATTCAGACGCTTTTTTACGTCAGAAATTAAGAACACAACAATACTTAGAAGAATTATATATTAGACAATACGTTCATGAAGACACAGAAGCTGATGACCTCATTGCTGAATACTGTATAAACAAAAAGGAAAAAGAAATAATAACAATTTATACCGCAGATAGAGACCTTGTACAATTAATTAATGAAAAAGTTAGGGTATTTCTTTTAGATAAAAAGGAGTTAGTTACAGAAGATACTATTCTAGTAACAAGAGAATTAGAATACCTCCCCAAAAACGTATGTTTAATTAAGATTCTTTTAGGGGACGCATCTGATAATATATTAGGAATAAAGGGACTATCACCAAAAAGATTGGGTGAGTTATCCCCAGAACTTAAAAGTCGAAAAGTTAACCTACAGGAAATTAAAGATATAGAATACGATGGGGATAATTGGAGAGTACGTAATGTATTAAATAACATTAAAACCGGAACAAGTAATGGAGGGGTATTTGGGGACGAACTCTATGAGATAAATAATAAGATAATAAGTTTAGAAGAACCTTTTATTGATGAAGATATTAGGAAAGATGTAAAAGATTTAGTAAACTTAAATCTAGATCCTTCAGGACGAGATTACAAAAATGTGATAAAAATGATGATAGAAGATGGGTTAGTAAATGTAATACCAGCTTCATATGAAGATCAGTCAGAATTTTTAATACCATTTATAACACTTAAAAATAATGAAACAAAAAATGGAAAAGACAAGAAGTAAATACACAGATAAATTTGAGTTTATATTAAGAATTAATGGGAATATAGTTTGCCAAAGATACTTTAATATTAGAGGGTATAACGATAACAGTAAAAACTCTATGGAATTAAGATGGGAATTAGGGGAGATTGTGGATACAATACAAAGTTATTTGAAACAAAAAAGTGAAGATTTTCTTTGGGTAAATCATAATCCCTTCTCTAATAGAAACTCCGTAGTTAAAGACACAAAAAAAGAGGAAGAAGACTACTTTACCTTCGAAATCAGAGTGGATGGTAAGGTTATTATTATACAGAGATTCACAGGAATGGTTTTCCCACCTAAAATTAGATATTCGGTAAACATAAAAAGCTTGATACCATCTATAATTTCAAAGATTCAGAGGTGTTTAAGTAAGAGAAAATACCTTAATGTTAAGAGATATTACGACCACCAAACTACGTAGAATAAAGATAAATAATATATTTATTATTAAATAAATTAATAAAATGACAGACAGAAACTTCGGATACCTTGGAGATAAATTCCAATTAAAATTACTTTCACTTTTAATTGTCGATAATAAATTTGCTGATAATATAGTGGAGTCCATAGAACCTACCTATTTTGATGACCAATATTGTAGATTATTAATGCAATTAATCAAGGAATATTATGGTAAATATGAGACAGTACCAACCCACGATTCACTTGACCAACTTATTAGAATAGAGGTGTCAAACGAAACAGCAAAAGAATACTTAAAAGACACATTAAAAAAACTAAAGGACCAAGATTTTGCTGACGCGGACTTTACTCAACAAACCGCCTTAAAATTCTGTAAACAACAAGAGATTAAGAAAGCCATCTCCAATTCGGAGAAAATAATGTCAAATGGTAATTTTGAGGATTATGATAAAATAGAAGATTTATTTAGAAAGGCACTTAGTGTAGGAAATGACAAAGAAGATGGTATTGATGTTTTTACGGCACTAGAAGATGTTTTATCAGACGATTTTAGACATCCAGTACAAACAGGTATAACAGGAATAGATAACATAACAAATGGTGGACTATCAAAAGGAGAATTAGGTGTAGTTCTAGCCCCTTTTGGTGTGGGTAAATCTACAGTATTAACAAAATTTGCTAACACTGCTTATAATTTAGGACATAATGTAGTACAAATAATTTTTGAGGACAACCCAAAAGTTATACAAAGAAAACACATATCATGTTGGACTGGTATTGAATTAAATGAACTATCTGAGAGAAAAGAAGAGGTTAAAGAAAAGTTAGAAAAGTTTAAGAAGGACAGAGGAAATTTAATAATTAAAAAAATGGCTTCCGATGGGACAACAGTTGCCAAAATAAAACACTATATTAGAAAGTTAATCACTAGAGGTATAAGACCGGATGTTATTCTTTTAGACTATATTGATTGCGTTGTTCCAAGTAGACTTTTTACAGATGAATACGCTGGAGAAGGTAATGTAATGAGAGAGTTTGAAACACTAGTTCATGAATTTGATATGGTAGGGTGGACAGCCGTACAAGGAAACAGAAGTTCAATAGGGGCAGATGTAGTTGAGGCTCACCAAATAGGAGGGTCGATTAAAAAAGGTCAAATAGGACACTTTATTATGTCTATTGCTAAAACTTTAGA